GAAGGCTCGAGGAACCTCTCATACTCTCAAAGCTTTCCAAATGGACAAGCCTGGGTGTGAGTCAAAAAGAGCCGTTGAGCACAAGCTGCCCAACGCGGGACAGGATGTCCCTGCGGCGCTCAAGGACTTTCATGGTCTTCTGGGTAAGCTGTTTCGACAGCAAATCCCTGACCTAGTCCAAGAGCCCTTTGCTCCGGAAAAACTCAAGAAGCTTATGGCAGAGCCTCTCATGAGTCTTTCCCCCTCAGCTTCACGTGACGAGGTAAGCCTCGCCGGGTCGCTGTTTATGGGGCGTAAAGTTTTGCCCGTGCCTGCCGGGGATGATCCCGTACCCGGCTATATCTCAAAGATGGGGCGCGACCAGACCCCAAAACCCGATTTCTGTTCATTTGCGGCGAATGAGCTGCAGCGCATGTTTCCCTTGGGATGGGATTCGCGTTATGTTCAGTACTGTAGTCGGACTCTCCCATCTGCTGGCGCCTGTACAGAGCGCAGCAGAAAGCATGGTGGAGCGCGGGAAAGGATTGCCCAGAAAATGTCCAGGGAATCCTTTGTGAACGCGTGTCTTACGGGACAGGGCATCGAGATCGAGTCTGAGAGGCATGTCAAGCTGATCGAGGATAACGGTAAGGTCCGTATCGTTACGATCGCTTGTGCTGCTCAGCATGTTCTTGGGCCACTTCATCATCTCCTTTACGACCACATTTCTCGTCGGAAATGGTTGTTAAAGGGGGAGGCTACTGCGAACTCTTTCTCGGAGTTCGATCGTGTCAGGGGCGAGGTATTCGTAAGTGGTGATTATGAAGCTGCGACTGACAACTTCAACACACACCACTCAGAGTTCATATTGGAGTGCATCTTAAGATCCTCCAGCATACCTGAGCCGATCCAAAGATTAGCTTTAGGTTCTCTCCGTGGGACGCTCTTGTACGAGGGTGTCTCGCACCCGCAGGTTGCCGGTCAATTGATGGGTAACCTACTTTCTTTCCCACTCCTGTGCATCACGAACTACCTAGCATTTAAGTATGCTATTCCGCGCACAGTACCTCTCCGAATTAACGGAGACGATATTGTGTTCAGGGCCACTCCGTCGGAGGCAGAGCACTGGATGCAGGTCGTGACCGAAGCAGGCCTAACCCTCTCGAGGGGGAAGACTATTGTCCACGCGAGATTTTTCTCGTTGAACTCTACGTTCTTCCAAGCCCGCACCGGTCGGAAACCCAGCCTGGTTCCCATAGTGAGAGCGAAGGCCATGTATGCTCCGCTAAAGATGGGCGCCGGGAACGTACTAGCCGCGAGGCTACGTTCTAGCTCGAAAGGGCTGATAGGGTGGAGGAAGGGATTGGTTAGGGGCCATATCCTCAGGTATCACCGAAAGGCGGTACTGCATACAGGATGTTCGTTAAATCGGGCCCTGGGTGTGCGTGTGACGCACGATGCTTTAGTCCTCGGGAGACTGATGGACTACGAGGTTCATTACCTCGGTGCCCCGGCGCGGCTTGACAAGCCGCGTCGGGCTAAGCACATGAAGGTCTCTCCTAAGGCAGGGGACACTACCTGGTATAACCCCCGGGTTGTGCCAGCTGTTCCCGCGACCGAAGGATGGACGCAGATTGCTGCAAAGATCGTGACACCAGTCCTAAGGGACCGTTACACAACGGAGTGGGCTGAACACTGCCTTGAAAACGCTTGGCAGCCTGGTGTGAAAGCGGGCGAGAATGAATTGGCTCCCGCTTTGTATGGATTCTGTCCGTTCGGTGGCTACGGTAAGCATGCGCGGCGCCTAAAGGTGACCCGACGTGGTCTAGGTAGACTACTAGGGTATCACTGGCGTCGGCTTCCGTACGTCCGCCGTTGGATATACGAT